CCGCCAATGGCTCGCCGACATGCTTGCGGGCATGGTGCCGGAACGATTCAGCGGCAGCATGGTCGAATACTTCGACGGCACGCTCAGGCTTCCGCACTCGACTCGATACCCGGTGTATATCGCCGAGGAATCGCCGTGGTTGATCGAGCCGATGCGGGCGGTCAACGATCCGGCCATTCGCCGCGTTGACGTGCGTGGTCCGGCGGGCGCGGCGAAATCGCTTATCGGCGAAATGCACATTGCATGGTGCGTTGATAGCGACCCCGGCCTTTACTACTACGTCCACCAATCCGACCCGGACGGGGTGGACGCGATGGAGGACCGGATTCTGCCGATGCTCCAGGCAAACGACTTTCTTGCGAAGCGCTTGCCAAACGACCGGCACAAGCAGCGCATCGCCAAAATCGCATTTCCGCACATGAGCCTGTATTGCGTCGGGGCGAACATGAGCGCCGCGCAATCGAAGCGCGTGAAGTTTCTTACGATGGAAGAGCCTCACATGTATCGCCCCGGCATGATGACGGCCTTCGAGAAGCGGTGCGAAGGCGTCCGCAACGCCAAGATTCTCACGCTCTCGACCGGCAGCGTTCTCGGCGACGAATCCGACGCCAGCTTTCAATCCGGCACTTGTGAGGAATGGCAAGTGCCGTGTCCGCATTGTCGGCAGTTTCAGCGGATGACCGATGGGCGGGATAGACTCATCTATACTCAGAGCGAAAAGACCACGGACGAAAACGGGCAATTCAACTGGAACGCCATCTTGCCGACCGTCCGTTACAACTGCGAGCACTGCGGGCGCGATTGGCCGGCGGACGAGGCCAGCCGCCGCACCCAGGCGCAACAAGGCCGCTACGTCGCGACCAATCCCAACGCCCCGGACTGGCACCGATCATTTCATTGGGAGGCGAGCGCCGTGCATTACTTCCCGCTCGGCAACCTGCTGATGGAAAAGCTCAAGGCGAGTTACGCGGCCAAAGCCGGGCAGGTGGAGCCGTTGCGCGATTACGTCCAGAAACGCCGCGCGCTGGCGTGGGACGAGTCGCCGACTGACAACGAATCCGATTTGAACTTTGACCGGATGAAAGGCGAGTATTTGAAAGGCGACAAGTTCGAGGGCGAGATTGCGCGCTTCCTGACGATTGACAACCAAGCCGGGCGAGCGAGCAAAGGCGAAGGCGCACACCGCTGGTATGTCTGCCGGGCCTACGGCGAAAAAGAGGCGCGGATTATTGACGAGGGGCGTATCACGACTTGGGAGGAACTGGAGGAAAAGCGGATTGCGCTTGGCGTTGAGCCGGGCCGGACGCTGGTGGACGTCGCATTCGACACGCTGGCTGTTCAGGAGGTCATCGTGCGCTACGGATGGACCGGCCTCTGGGGCGACAATACGAACCGCCGAGACTTCCCTCATCACGAAATGGCGAACGGCCAGCGCATAACGCGCAAGTATCCATTCAGCCCTGTCAACGTCGGGCATGTCGGCATTGGGACGGACAAGACCCGGCGGCAGGCGCGTTACTTTTTCTGGTGCCAGCAGCCGATTAAATCCATGTATCACCGGCTCAGGTCTGGACTCGCCACATACCGTTTCACCATCCCGCAGGACGTGAGCAGCGACTACCAAAAGCAGACTTCCGTGGAGTTTAAGCGGCAGGAGGTCAATCGGGACGGATCGAAAAAGTGGACGTGGACGGTGATGAAAAGCCGCGCGAATCATCTGCTCGACTGCGATCAAATGAATCTCGTTGCGGCCCTGCTCGATTCCCGGCTTCGCGCCGTGCTGTTTACGACCGAGGCGGAAGCGCCGGACCCGGACTTGACAACCGCCAAGGAATAGCGGATAAACGGCGCATCTCTTTCTTGCGTTGCGAGCGCAAACCATCCGGCGGCTTAGGCCGATCCGTCCCATGCTCGCAACGTGGGCGGAGGCTTTTTAGAAACACCTTATGACCACAGACAAAGAATCCATATTTGCAGTCACTGGAGGAACCAGCGAACTGACCGGACAACCACTTGAAGCCGGATGGCACTCCGATCACATCACGCCCCGAGCCGCTGGCGGAATCGACGAAATCGAAAACAGGCAAGCAACAAACCCCTGCGAGAATCTGCAAAAGTCATGCGCTCACGTTACGCTGCGCGACTGGCAATTAAGATTCCTCGGAAGGTTCAAGGCGAATGGAAGCCAGGACTTTCTTTTAGTTGCTCTTCCAGGCGCGGGAAAAACCGTGGCGGCAATGGGCGCGGCCCGCGATTGGATGCAACTTAATCCAGAGAGGAGGCGCGTGCTGATCGTGGTGCCGTCGGATAATTTGCGTGAACAATGGAAACACAAGGCGCACGAGCTTTTTGGAATCGAATTAGCCGTGAAGGAGTTCACTGCGGACAACGCAATTTTCAAAACCAATTTTCAGGGCGCTTGCACGACCTATCAAACAATAGGAGGCAGCGCAGGAATCTTTCGCGCCTTGGTGAGTCGGCGTTATGAATGGATGATCGTCATGGATGAGATTCATCACGCCGGAACATTCGCGTCATGGGGGCGGGCAATTCAAACGGCGTTTGAGCTTGCGCCGAAGCGGCTGCTTATGTCTGGAACACCGTTCCGAACGGACAAGACCCCTATTCCATTCGTCAAGGTGGACAGTCTAGGATTCTCCCGCGCAGATTTTACCTACGATTACCCCGAGGCAATTCGAGACGGTGTGATTCGCGTTGTAAAGTTTGATCACTATTCGGGCGAATACACTGAAACAGACCTCATTACCGGGGAGGAAGTGCAGCGAGCGCTCACGCCAACCCAAGACGCGGAGGAGGCTTCGCAGAATCTGGCCCGCCTTCTTGTGTCAGACCGCTGGCAAAAAGAGATGATGAAAACCGCGCATCGAAAGTTGGAATCCGTAAGACAAGACAAACCGGATGCAGGCGGGTTGATTATTGCAAAGGATATACGGCACGCCGAGCGAATCCGCGACATCATGCAGTCGATCACCGGGGAGGACGTAGGGCTGGCCGTGTCTGACGAGGAAAAAACCACTGCCGACATTTCGGGATTCCGCGACGGTTGCGAAAAGTGGCTTGTGTCTGTGCGGCAGGTTAGCGAAGGCACGGACATTCCCAGGCTGATGGTTTTGGTTTATCTTACCAACATTTGCACGGAACTTTTCTTTAAGCAGGCGGTCGGTCGAATCGTCCGCAACCAAGGGGAGGAATTTGACTCGCAGTCATTCTGCTACATGCCGAGCCACCCGTCTCTGCTCAGTTTTGCCGAGAACATCAAAACGGCCCAAGGTCAGGGCATGGATTCTCAGGAACCGGAAGGCGGAAAATGCGAGCGGGAGTTCAGTGAGAATAAAGAACAGCGCAACCCATTCTCGGTAGATAGTGATAATCCGATCCACGAGGGGACAGTTATAGACGGCGAAGTTCTTTCTCCCGAAGAGGCAAAACAAATGGAGGCCATTGCGCGCGATGTAAAAATAACGGTTCATCAAGTGATGGCAGTATGGCGGGCGAAGTTTGACACGAACATGGCCGCAGTAGCGCCGATTATGAAGGCGAGAACAAAGCCAATGGCTGACAAGATGGCTGAACGCAAAGCGCGGGCGTCTCGTCTGGTGGCAGCAATCGCCGCAAAGACATCGGAGGAATATGCGTTTATTAGAACACGGGCAAACGAGCGCGCCATGCGTAAGCACGAGAAAGGGACGCTCGAATATTACGACGCGGTTATTTCCGAACTAGCCACCATGCTCAAAAATGCAAGAGGATGACACGCTCCCACCCGAGGGGCGACTGATTCGCAACTCGGACCTTTGCCAGTCGCTAGACAAATCACTGCGCCAGGGTGAAATGGGCATTGGTTCAACGTGCGATCTAATCAAAGCGGTGATCCGCGAAAAAGCATGGACGCGCCGAAAGATTCGCACTGGCGAACTCATCACGCTTTCCAGCCTGCGCGAACTTATCACCAAGCCGCCGCTTGAAGGCTACGGGGAGAAGGTGGAGGACGTGGAGCGAATGATTGCCAACGACCCCGAGGCGCTGGCGGACTTTCGCGAGGCGATGAAGGGCGAACCCGGCAGACCAAAGGCGGGAACAATACGTTGTGAATCACAACCTATTAGCAAGGGGACTGGAAACAAAGCCTACACGCTCTCCCGCCTCAAGCGCGAGACGCCGGAACTATTCGCCGCCGTGGTGCGCGGTGAGTTGAGCGCCAACGCCGCCGCCGTAAAAGCAGGCTGGCGCAAGGTCAAGACGCCGCTGGAGCGCCTATTTGCTGAATGGAAAAAAGCGAGTCAAGAGGAGCGGGCTGAGTTTCTAAAATCCATCAAAGCATAACAACCCCACAAGGGCGGCACTGGAAACGGTGCCGCCCTTAGCTTTGCCTGCATCTTCTCACTTCTGAGAAAATAGCGTTGCAAAATTGATAATCCTGCTCTACAAAGGGCAGGAATGAAAGGAACGCTCGTCGGATTGACCGGCACCGAACTCGGAACGCTACGCTCTAGCGCGCTGGCGTGTATCGTCGCGGGAACGGTGCGCGGCACGTCGTATTCCATTGCCGGGAGGACGTTTAGCTTCCCCACTCTGGAGGCCGCGCAAGACCTGCTTTCCGAGTGCAACTACGCGCTCGGCCTGCTCAACGGCACGCGGTCAATGAACGTCCGCGCAAATTTCAACCCCGGCCTTGGGCGCGGCACAGCGTAAATGGACACGCCCCCGTTCAAGCCCACGATCCTTGACCGCGCCATTTCGGCAATCTCACCCGTCGCTGGGATGCGCCGCCTCGCCGCCCGGCAGGTGCTCCACCAATTCAGCTACGACGGCGCGCGGGCGACCACGAAGCGAGCGCAAGCGCCGGCACAAATCGCGCCAAACTCTTTCAGCGTCCAACGCGACCGGCTCCAACTTCTCCGCGAGGCGACCGACCTCGAAAACAACTTTGCACCCGCAAAAACCCTCAACCGGAAATACGCGATGTATGTGGCCCCGCAGGGCTACCACGCGCAAACCGGGGATTCTCAGCTCGATACGGACGTTGAACACTACCTGAACCAAATATGGTTTCCAAACGCCGACGTTGCCGGTCGAGCTGACTTTTTCCGGCTGCTGGAATTTGGCGTAATCGGGATGAATCGCGGCGGTGATTACGGATGGGCTTTCATGCGGCCAGGATTCGAGGAAGGGATGAGCATTGACGACGCGGCCAAGCTGCCGTTTGCGATTCAGCCGGTGGAAAGCGACCGCATCGGCGGCGTCTATCAGAACGTCGTGAGCGAGGACTACGTTTCCGGCATCATCATCGGCGAGGACGGCGCAAAAGTCGGCTACCGGGTTTTCCGGCGCGGCATGTCGGCAGGTCAATACATGGACCCGGTGGACGTGCCAGCGTCGCAATTCGTCCACTACCTCGACCCGATGCTGGTGGATATGTATCGAGGCGTATCCAAGCTGGACGCCGCGTGCGCGAATCTCCGCGATCTCTACGAGATGATCGACCTGACCAAGGGCAAGGCAAAGCTCGCCGCCGCGTTGACCGTGTTCACCAACAGCATCGGCGCGACCGCAGGGACCGGCGCGATGGACGGATACGCCAGCCAAGTGTTCGACAATCAGCAAAGCGGATTGCAGCAGGATATTCTTTACGGGCAGATCAACCATTTGACCGCTGGCAGCGAAATCAAATTCCCGTCCAACGAATCGCCCGGAACTAGCGATCAATACCTGATGACGATGCTCCTAAAGCTCGTCGCGATGAGCTACAATCTACCGTTCTCATTCGCTCTCGATGCCACCGCGCTAGGCGGCGTTTCCTCGCGGCTCGAAAGTGAGCAGGCCAAGGCGGAGTTTGAGCGCGGGCAAAAGGTTCTCGCGCCGCACGCGCACCGCATCAAAAACGCCGCGCTCATTGACGCCATCGGCAAAGGCTATTTCCCGGCCAGCGTTGCGGACAAAATCGGCAGAGGTCGGTGGAGCTATCGCCCGCATCCGCAGCCGGACATCGGCAAGGA